CCGGTAGTCAGATTCTTGGTGAGTTCACGTCCATGTTCAAGGGTCTCTGATGTCAGACAAGCGTAAAAAGGCAGCCTCTGCCGCTAAGTTACATAAAGATTCAATGGCATGCAACAAACCCCGACGGACTCCTGGACACCCGACCAAGAGTCATGTAGTAAAAGCATGTGAAGGGGGCGAAGAAAAAATCGTGCGCTTTGGCCAACAAGGAGTAGAGGGAGCTGGTAAAAACCCCAAGACAGCAAAAGACAAAGCCCGTAAGAAATCTTATTACGCTAGACATAATGCCCAGGATCCAAACCCAGACAAAATGTCAGCCAGGTACTGGAGCCACCGTGTGAAGTGGATGATCCTAAGTGGTATGATAATTCCAGAGTTACTTCACGCATGTCTTCACGTTGGAACTACGTTGACGTAAAGTGCACAAGCTGTCAAGCGGAGGGTTGTATTCGCATTGACCAATACAACCGCAAAGAAAAACAATGGACTTGTCGCTCTTGTGCTTTTTCCGGGCGAAAACTTGATATTAAAAACCCTTCTGCCAGACATGATCATAAAAAAACCGGTGCCTGGAAAAGTTATTGGAGAGCCAAAAAACGAGTTAGCGAAAATCACCATGGCGTATATGCGGACGTGCTTTTTAACTTTGAAAGTTTTGATCAATTTTGGAAAGAGTTAGGGGAAAGGCCTGAAGGCAAAAGCCTAGATCGGATAGATCCATGGGGCCATTACGAGCCTGGAAATGTGCGTTGGGCAACTCATGTAGAGCAATGCAACAACAAGAGGAGACACAAGCCCAAAAACTTGTAAAATGGTAGTGCCTCACTCAACTGCAAGTGGCAAAACCCAAGTCCAGCTTAGCTCTCAAGCCTGAGTCCAAACCTAAGAAAACTCGCCAAGGCCAGGGGCAGAACTCACTGCCTAGTCACGGACGCAAAAAGATGCGCGGGCAAGGTAAGTAAATTGTGTATGATTGGGAGTAACTATAGTTGCTCCCATGTCAGATCTTTCTCGTGCGATTAACTTAATTCGCAAATACGAGGGCTTTAACGAAAAAGCCTACCCAGATCCGATTACGGGCGCAGAACCTTACACAATTGGATACGGAACTCAATTCTACCCAGATGGATCTGCCGTTAGACGTGGGCAGTTCTGTACCATGGAAAAAGCACTGGAATATCTATTCAATGAAGTCAGTATTATTGAAACGCAGTTAGATAAATTAAACCTTGGCCTTGACAGCGTGATGCGTCAGGCATTGATTTCGTTCATTCATTCGATTGGCTGGGAGCCTTTCCTTTACAGTCACGTAATTGACTGTGTTGAAAACGAAGACTTCTGTACAGCAACAGAAGAAATGGGCCAGTGGATTTTTGATGCCGACCATCACGTTGTTGGTAACCTACTGGAACGACGCAGAGAGGAAATCAATTTGTTCCTGGAAGACTTGGATGAAAGCCCTTTGCCCTCCAGTGAAATCCTCCTTGGTGCCTTCAGGAATTATTCAGCTTCTCAGCATGAGATCAACGCGATTCAGAAGCTGGAAGAACGGATCAGTCCTTACATCCTTTCTGAATTTGCCAATGAGTTTTGCAGTGGCAACAACCAATGGCTAGACAATCCTGCAAAGGACTAAGATTCGGTCTTTAGCAGCTAGGCTTAGAATAAATGAAAGAAAGCATGAACAGCCGAATGGAGCGTTCAGTTGAACCACGGGAATTTGAACTTCCCTTAGAGCTTCAGTTCTCCATGCGCAAAGCTGAGCTTGCGGCCCAAGAGATGACCTGGGACGACCTGTATGCAGCTCTCCTGAACCTCTACCATCAACGCCTAATGGAGTGGTATGCAGTCAAAGAGATCATGGCGGCTGAAAATATTGAGATTGACTTCGACATTCCCACTGACCTGGAGCTAGCAGAACTCGCCGCCGCATGTATATACGACGACGAGGACGAGGATGAAGACAATCTTCAGCCTTTCTGAATTTCGTCAAGTTGAATAAGGCGGTCCAGATAAAACTGAGCTTTCTTCAGTGATTCTGTACCGCCTTTTGTGCGCTCACGCCAAAGATACTTGACGATGTTTCCTTTTAAAAAACCACGGAATTCTTCCAGAGTTTGCTGTGCTTCAATGGCATCAATACATTCAATTTTGCCCTCGTTGTAGTGATCGGGGTGATTGACTACTTCCCTTTGGATCACAGGAGGCTCTTCTTTGGTGGCCCAGGGAACTGGGCAAACACCATCCTTGCACTCAGTCGACTCGCTGATTATCGGCGCAAACCACGGCGCTTCAGAGATTCTTCCATCATCTCCTCGTTGGGTTCCCCCAGGGCCAGCACTAACGCCTTGGGTTTCGGTGATGCTCCCATCTCCAGACCCTGCTCCATTGTTGGAATATATCCCGTTGCTCCAGGCCGTCCCCCCTCGAGTGCCAAGTTTGTCCGTTCCCTTCCGTCCTGACATAGGGTTAACCCTCTGTTGTACATATCCATTAAGGGTACATCATTTTCTTCGTTGGCGAGAGGTGCGCCAAAATCATCTTCATCAAGACAACGACACTGCAGTTCGTCTTGAACAAAGCTATCTAAAAAACCAGCGGCTCCATGCATGGTAGTATCTGGGCTTGATTTATTCCTACTACAATCATACTATGGCAGATTTATTTAACTCTAATTACGATCCTCGCCAGCTATCAGGAACTTCTGGGGCTGAGGTATCAGACTTGCGTCCTGAGCAAGCCTATGACACTGACCTCAGACGTGTAGACGAAAGTGAAAGGGGTTCAGCAGAATCCTTGAACGACAATCAAAATCGTGTCGCGAAGTACATGCGTGCTGCCAAAAGCGCAGGCAAGTTTCGGCAAAGTGCTGGTATTGATGAGCCGAGCATCCGAGGTAAAACGCCACGGTCAGAAGCGTCTATCAACGGGACAGTCCTGCCGAGCCTGGGAGATTCAGGTGGGCGCTCCGGAAGTACCGGATACGCCCGTAAGCCTCAGCCACAGTTCGGCAAACCGTTTGTTTAGACCTGGCTGTACACAACCTCATAGGGCTGGTTCTGGTACTTACCCTTGCGATCTTGATAGCTCGTCTCGCAGGGCTCGCCACGATAAAACAAAAGCTGTGTAATGCCTTCGTTGGCGTAGATGCGGTTGAACAAACCGGTGCAGTTGCTGATCTCAAGTGTCAGGTGCCCCTGCCAAGCAGCTTCTGCAGGCGTAATATTTACTAAGATACCCGATCGTGCATAAGTAGATTTGCCAACGGCTACTACGGTCACGTCGCGAGGCAGCTTAATGTGCTCCATTGCCACGCCCAAACAATAGCCGTAAGGAGGGAGAAGGAAATACTCGCCCTTCTCGTCTTCCAGTAGCTCGGCAGGCTTCAGGATGTTTTCGTCAAAATTCTTAGGGTCACAATCCCCCGCTTGAATCTTGCCAAAGATTAAGCATTGCTTGGGGGACAGGCGAATGTCATACCCGTATGAACTCAGGCCATAGCTCAAAAGCTTCCTGCCATCCTCTTTGCTGATCAAGCGATCAACAAACGGTGAAATCATGTCATGCTCTTCGGCAAGTTGTTTGATTTCCCAGTCAGCAAGGACGCTCATGGTGCTCAGCAATCGTTCTTTAGTATACGGAACCTACGAAAGGATATGACCCTTTTCAGCGTATAAGTCAATAAACTTTTCTACGGCGGCACCAGAGCTGTCCACTGGAGGCAGGTATACAACAAGTGACGTGCACGTAGGTTGTTGTTTAACTTCATCACCAACGACTTTTAGCAGCTTTGGCGCGGTTCGCAAGATACATATAGGAAAGCTAAAGATTCGTGGGTCGTAACGAATCATGTCAGGGCAGTTGGTAAAATACAGGCCCTGCTTGATTTCTTTACTGAGCCAGGCATTGTACATGCGTTTGAACCAAACAGCATGTGAAGACCTAAGAGTAGGAGAAGACCCTCGCGTAAACTTCCAGCGTTCATTTGGTTTGTCCCAGTAATACGTGCCGTTGGGAGGGAATAGATATGCATTCCCATGCCATTGCTGGGCATTTAGTCCGTCGTCGCTAGGGGTGAAAAATTGTGTCGCCTGTACATGCTTATTTGCGATCTTGGAGCTTGCTACATCAAGATCAATGCCACCCATCAGGGCATGTGCTGATGCCACCAGATCTGGGCTTGTGATCAGCTCATTGTTTTCTGTGTAGCCAGGGCGGAATGTTTTACCCATCAGCTCTCTGCAGTTTTCTGGTAATCAACTTCAAAGTAACGCATGCCGTCCTTGTCGTTAATGATGTAACCAGCTTTTTCTAATGGGTTGATTTTTTGTGCAGCGGCAAGAATGCGCCTAAAGCTTTCGGCCATGTCCCCATCATTCTCACGTTCGCACTCCTCCTGGGCAGAGTGAATCTCTTTGAGCGTCAAAAAGAACATAGAACGTGATTTGTCCTGGGGCTGGAACACCATTACGCCGGGTCCTTCTGTATCCCAAAATTTGCAATATTGTTGCCCCAAGTCACCAAGAATCAGCTTTATGGTGGCATCAAGCATCTTGGCCTTTGTATCGTCAGCCTCCAAGCCAATGACTGAAGCGATTAATTTTTCACGGCGATTCATGGTTTAATCAGTCCTTGGCGAGAAAGTGCATCAATAAGCTTGGGCAAAGGCTTGTAGATCACTACAAGTTTTCCAAGGATGCCACGTTTTTTTACCAGCTTACCCCGTTCGTCACGTAATTTGTCAAATTCCCCTGAGCGGATAAGGTATTCGGCCACGCAGCGAAGCCTACGTTTCAAGGGCAGCTCAGCAAGCGGAAATTTACCACAAATTGTATCTGGAACCATGTCCCTAAACGCCATACGCAAGCGATTGGCAAGTGTCATGTTTGAATTTTCGTCTTCTTCTTCATAATTTTTTAAGATCTCCAGGTACCTTCTCAGGCACTTGTCATCAAATGAGCCTTCGGGTGGCAAGAAGATTGCAACCTGATTAACCAATGACTCCGGCAAAACCTCTACGTGGTTTGCAACCGTTACTTTCTTGATTTCAACATTGGCAAAGCGATGTGACATCACTGAAACTCCTTAAACCGCTCGGGGATTTGGTATAAGCGTGCGTCTTTGCGGAGATCCAGGATATCAACTTTTTTATTCTTGGCAAATGCCTGGATCAAATGGTTCCACGGGATACGAATCACCGGTTTTTTCATGTCACCAGGGGCGATATTCACATAGTGAATACCCTCTTCCCACCCTTTATCCACATTTTTCTTACCAACGGTAATCCAGTTTCTAATCGTTTGATCAGATATGTTTAGGCGCCTTGCGCATTCTTCTGTAGAAATGTATTCATCTGCGTATGCCTCTGGATTTAGCATGTCCGTTTCTCCGTTGGAATAACGACTGTGCCATAGGGACGCAAGGATATTTCGAATCCCTTTCAGTTCCCATGCAATGTCTTCAAGACCTTTCCTAATACCGTGGGTCATACGTCAATAATCTTTAAGTAGATGCTAGTGTGTGGAGAAAGCATTTGCATCATGGAAGAGCAGGTAACTCCCAGTCAGCAACCTATGCCTAGTCAGATTACTGCCGAGCAATTGGCAGAGATGAAAGCAAGGGCTCGCGACATGGCCATACAGCAAACTATTGCACAGCAAGCAGCTGTTCCCCAGCAAAGGCCCCAGGTTGTTTACGTGCGGCGCAATTTGACAGTGGCAGAGTTGCTGCTGGTATTCCTTATTTCATGTGGCCTTGTCACAGGAGTACAGGCTGCATGGCACTTTGCCTCAACTACATTGCCTCGCATTGAAATCAAGGTTAAGTAACTGGCTAGGCTCAGAGAAACTATAATTGATTTAGGAGTACCTGTGCGTATACAGTGGCCAATCGTCGTATTTCCGAACTTCCGCTCCTAGCTGGGGCGGATGTAGCTGAGCAGGATCTGCTGACGATGGTCCACGTATTTGAAGTGGACCCTACTCTTAAAAACAAAAAGATCACAATCTCTGGTTTTGGAGATTACCTCTCAACTAAATACGTAACGACCACTGGCGGCACAGTAACCGGCAACGTCCTGGTACAAGGGAACCTAACTGTAACTGGCGTTACTGTTGTCAATGCATTCACTAGTAGTGGTCTTGGAACTTTTAGTGGCGTCTTAGTCCAAAACAACCTGACTGCAAGTGGCACGATCAGCGGTCAAACAATTACAGGTCAAGCGCTTCAATCTGTAACAATCAACTCGGCAACGGCTACATTCACGACGGTTACCGGGGCGACTTCAAACTTTGTAAGTGGCAATTTCAGTACCCGACTCTCGGGTGCAACTATTACTGGTAACACACTTCAAGCAACGTCCGGACAATTTAGTTACCTGAGTGGCGCCACAATTACAGGTGGTTTGGTCCAGGGTGTAAGTGGTGTTTTTGGTACGCTTGCTACGCCTGTTCTTGATGTAAGCGGCAACTTGTCTGTTGCTAGTGGACTGACCGTTACTGGCCTTGCTCAATTTGCATCAGGCGTACAAGTCACTGGCACGTTATCAGGAACAACAGTCACTGGGACAACGGCACGTTTTACTAGTGTCACTGGTGTAACTGGTGTATTTACAACTACGTTGTCAGGTGCATCCATTACAGGGACAACCGTTAACGCAGCATCAATCACCGGTGTA